ACGAAGATGATGATGAGGACGACGATGAAGAAGACGATGAGGATTCTGATGACGACGACTCTGATGATAAAGATGATGAAGACGAAGATGATGATGAGGACGACGAAGACGACGAAGATGATGATGAGGACGACGAAGACGACGAAGATGATGAGGATGACGATTAATAATCATGAGTTTATTCAAATCTGAAATAGATCATGCATTATTTTTTGATGACGATGATCTATACATAAATTTTGATAGATTCAAACCTGGAAGAAAATATAATATATGTTTTATTGTAGGATATGCGGCTTCTGGTAAAACTACATTGTCATTTGAATTGTCTAAAAAACATAAAGCTGAACTTTTAAATCTTGACGCAATTTTATATCCTCCAGATATAGATTGGTTGATAGATTATTGTAAAAAGAATTATAAGACCTTTTATGAATTCATCAAGTCTAACCCAAAATATATAAAATTTATGGATAAATATTTAAAAGTATTTGCTGAAGGTGAAAAACCATTAACTCCTGAAAAGAAAAAACTTATCATTGAGAGAAGACAGTGGCGTATTAAGATTGTAGAATTTTGTATGACTAAATCTCATAAAATGGTATTAGAAGGAGTAGATCTATATCCAGCTTTTACTGTTCATCCAGAACTTTGCGAATATCCTATAATTATTAAAGGTACTAGTAAATTAAAGGCAATGTATAGATATATTAAGCGCGATATTGAATCAAATAAAACTCCAGATAATATATTGGATTTGATTGAATGGTTTGGTCAGCAATCTACAAACTTAAATAATTTTAGAATTGACATGCGTGTCTTTATGAAATAATACCAGTTCAATTTACACTTATGATGGGGATGACGATTAATTAATAATCTAATTCTATCATCTACCTTAGGAGGGTAATATCAAATGGTTAAAAAATTAGTAAACGTGCATTGTGATAAAGCTTTCTCTATTAATGGAGTTCGCTTCACAGGCACTTGTAATCTAGTAGTTCTTCGTGATGAAGATATTGCTATTTGTTTAGAATTCAAAGCAAAGGTTGAAGAGGTATTAGCTGGTGGTGTAACAGTTCCACTAGGGTTTGATAACTACAATACTTACAATGGCCCATCTAAATTGCCTAATATTCAAACAGCCAAAGCTATTACAGAAGAATATTCTGAACCTGTTGTAGAAACAGTTACAGATCGTAAACCTGTAGAAACTGTAAAACCTGAAGTTAAAGAAGAAGTAAAAGAAGAAAAAAGTTCTTTAGAACAAGCAGACGTTAACGGTTCTGTAAAAGTAGAAAATTCTGAAGCTTCTCCTAAAAAAGAAAATAAACAATACAAAAAATAAATAGATACAGAGTAGATCACTAAAGATCTACTCTTATCTTACTGCTAATATCGTATTGGGAAACATATAGATAATTTCTATACATAATGAATTAAAGAGTAGGTGAAAAATAATTGGATACAAATAATCTTGTGGGCACTATTATCTGTGAAGAAACTAGAGCCAATGTAGAATTTACAGTAAAAGAAGTTAATAAAAATGGATTTATCATTGCTGAAGGTATTCTTCAAGAAGGCGATGAAGTTAACCGAAATAGAAGATACTATCCAACCGACGAATTAGAAAAAGGTATTAACTCTCCTAGAACAAAAGAATTAGTAGAAACTGGTAACTTTAAAGGTGAAGCAGGGCATCCATCTGATGCAACTCTTGCACGTCAAAGTAAAATCGATCCAACTTTAGAACAAGTATGGTATACTAAACTTTGGATGGATGGTAATTTTGTAAAAGCTCATTTCCGTGGTACTAATAATGACCTCGGTAGATCTTTTAATGACGATTTAAGAGACGGTCAAAAACCTTCTTTCTCTCTTAGAGCTGTTGGTTCCTTGGCAAATGAAAGTGGTAGAATGACTGTAAAGGGTATGCAAATCATTACTTATGACCGTGTATATTTCCCTTCCCATTCTAAAGCATATACTACTTCTATCGTAACAACAGAATCTGTTGGTCAATATGGTGATATGAAGTATTATAAGATCAATCCTACTTCTGAATTATTCCGTCGTAATGATGAAATTAATAATATCGCTAAATATGGTAACCTAGCAGAATCTACTGAGATCTTGGTACCTCTTACTCAATCTCAAATTAACTCTTTCTTGATTTCTGAATCTGCTAATATTAAAACAGTACTAGAAACATTTGATTGCTTATATAATGGAATCAATTTGAATGAAGATGGTCGCACTGTTTCTATGAAATTGAAAAATGGCGACAGAATCGTATTATCCTTGGAAGAAGCTATTCAAAATGAAATCTTGAATGGCGTTGCTGATTATTTCTAACACATACAAAGACAAAAGAGTATACCTTTACTGGTATACTCTTTATTCTTGTGGTAATTTAAAACAACACTTTAATAATATCCAAAGGAGGATACATATGTTTTCAAATAATAATAATCATTTAGGCAAACTGATTGTTGTAGAGGGAACTGATGGTTCTGGTAAGACTACGACATGTAAAAAGTTTTCTGATTATATAAACGATCATCCTGAAGAATTCGATGGTTATACTGCTATGACTTTATCTCTTCCATATAATGATGGTAGCGAGATATATAAAAAGATCAGAGAGCTTTTAACCATTGAAAATTATCCTACAGATATTCTTCAAAGTTTGATGATCCTAAATATGAAGGATACTTTTAACAATATCATCGCTCCTAAGTTGGAGAATGAAAAGATTATTATTATTCTTGACAGATGGTTACTATCCACTTTGGTATATAATATTATGAACAAAGGTAATATATTTGATTCTGCTATTAGACACATATGCCTAACTCAACCAATAAATTGTGCCAAATCTGGGTACAAAGATTTAGGCGTACCTTTTAGAAAATTGTTCTTAGATATAGATGAATTTTCTTCATACTACTGTGGGTTAAATGTTTTCCCAGACAAAGTATATTTATTATCGCCTGGAATTGGCATGTTAAGAAAACATTGTATGATCAGACGTAAATCTGATGATGATCAAGAGGTAAATGATAAATTTGAAAATGTAATGCTCTCAAATAGTATATATAATAGCCTATTCGATTATATCTTAGGTATAGATAGAAAGGATAGAGACGATAGATATAATCTTTTTGATAGAGCTCATTTTAGATCGACCTATGAAAAAATCTTCTTAATGAAATATTCCGCAAGCGATAATATCCCTAGTATGTTTGAAGAGGAAGAATTCTATAGCTATGTACAAGATTTCTTAAAACGGAGAGTAAAGAATCTTATACAAGGATAGACTATACTATGAAAGATATTATAATTAGCTTAAAACTAAAAAAAGACTTAACCAATATCATATTATCCCATCTTATGTATAGATGGAGATTGCAAGCAACTTTTCTTTCAATGCTTCTTATTACAATTATTCTTGGAGCAATCACTCCATATGTTTTAGACCACTATTTCTATGCAATTGGTCTGGATCCAGTTCCTGTATCTGGTGTTGACTTATTTATGGTTTCAACTGTGTATGTCATTTGTGTTATATCGATATTTACATACTATGCATTGATTGGTAACCATACTAAAAAAGGAATAAAATATTTTAAAGAAGAATTTAAATATACAGTAAATACTTGTAAAGTAACAAGATTACTTTATAAGAAGACAATTACAAATTGTATATCTATTAGAAATAGAATTGCTTGTAGATTATTTGATCAATGCAGCGTTACGATGCATGATAAAGTTAAAAATAGACATTATGATCATTTTGTAAATGAAGTTATTAGAGCTACATTATTTTATATCTTTACTATCTATTTTGAATACCAAGATAGAAATCTTAGTTTAGATGATAATGGTTTAAAAAGATTAAAAAATGTTTATGGTAATCTAGATGGAAAATCAATATCTTCTTTTATGGATACAAAAGATTTCAAAAATTTCTATTCGACTGTTTTATTTGAAGGTGATAAAGAGTCTATAGATCAAGATCTATATAAGAAATTATTTGATAGAATTTATGAATCCGTATTAGAATATATTGATAAAGATTATAATTTCTCAAATGATGAGTATAAAAAAGAAGACGTATTCGAATTAGTAGATCTTACACTAGAGAATTGGTGTGAATTATTTATCAATTTAAAAAAAGAAAATACACATGCTTAAAAAGATATAGGGTATAGGCATAATAGCCTATACCCTGATTTTATTGTGTAACTATATTTGCTACAAACTGACCAGCAGATTCTGATAATTGTCCATTATCATTTCTAGTCAAGTTTATATAGAGATCTGTATTATCCTCTAATACTATATTTACTCTATATGCTGGTAATGTAAATATGAACTTAATGATATTAAATATCTTATAAGTATACCATATACCTTTTATATCTTTAACTATCTCACTATACTTGTATGAAGAATTATCACCATTATCTTTATAAGTCACGAATACCTGATTAGAATTTATTAGGCATTCTTCTACTTTTACTCTATCAGATTTCTTCAATCCAGTAAACATGTTTAACAAAGATACTATTGCTACATCATCTGTGTTTCTTAACTTATAAGAATTCTTTAATTGAGGGTTTTCTAAACATTTTTGAGTTAACTCCAGATCAAGACAAATATCATCAGAATAATCTCCGAAAAGATTATGTAATTCTTCCTCTCTATTGAGCATAAAATTCAATGCATTATAATGATTCTCTAATTCTATTTTTTGATGATATGCTTCATCTTTAGAAAATCTATTATAATCTATATTTTGATTAATATGGGATAACTCATGAATTATAGTAATTAAAATCAACCCTCTAATATTTGCCCAATCATATTTATCAAAGGTTTTTGCTAACTCCAATATATTATGAATATTTAGAGTCATAGTACCATTTACTACATGACCTACTGTATTAGTATTAGGAGCTGTTTCTAATTGAAAGAATGGTATTCGTGTTCTATTAACTCTTGTATTTAAATAATTAAATGCCTTTATTGCAAACACGCAGCTCTTTGTATATAATGATTCACACATTCTAAACTCCTATTAATAGACTTAGATCTATTATGATGACTAAAAAATATAAAATATATGAAATTATTTTGCTTATAATATGATGCCTTCTCAATAGAAAAGCCATCCCTTTATTAGCAAATACAATTAGAAATATCACTAAAAATAAAGTATGATATGTATTAAGCATAGTATTATCTGCACCAAATATATGAGACAATATATCCCTATATGCATTATCTATTAATTGTAAATAAATATTCTCCATCATAATCCTCCTATAATATAAACATATCTCATTATTATAGTATACGATTAAATCTACTTTTATAAACTGCGACATTTACATAATAATCTGCTTTTAGATTACATTTACAAAGGAGGGTTATTGCTTAATCATGCCTAATCAAAATATGATTTATGATGCTCCAACTATGATGGAGAATCAGGGTCAGAAGGTATATTATCAAAGATCTACTACTAATAAATCCTTCATCGAAATGAGTAACTATCTTAAATCTATTGGTGTTAAAAACCATAGATTTATGCTGGCTTTATTAGATCCAGATCTTGCAAATATAGATCCACACGATCCAAATCTGAGTACTTTATATAAAATGAAGGTACTGGCCGAAGTAAGAAATAACTTCTGGTATTATCTTCGAGAAGTAGTTCGTATCCCATCATCTGGCGAACCGTCTAAGTTTATATTAAACCGTGGTAATATGGCATTCTTATACATGGCAATCATGAACTTTGACTGTCTATTACTACAACCTCGTCAGACAGGTAAAACTATTGGTACGGCTGTTCTATATACTTATATCTATAACTTTAGAACTCAAAATACACAAATTTCTCTTCTTAACAAAGAAGCTAAAGACTGCCGCTTGAACTTATCTCGTATTAGAGCAATACGTGACTTACTTCCATCTTATCTTAGATTTGACTCTAAGTTTACTATGGATGGTACTCGTAAGAAACAAGTTCAAAGTACTCAAGTCTATATGGAAAATGCTATTAATAGAAATAATATCAAGACCTACGCTAAAGCAAGAAATGAATTAGCAGCTGCTAACTTGCTTCGGGGTCAAACATTCCCTCTCTTATGGGCTGACGAATTTGCATTTATTCCATTCATGAAAACTATCTATGGTAATATGAGACCAGCGATGAGTAAGGCCATTGAAATTGCTAAACAAAACAATGTTCCTTTTGGTGTAGTATATACTACAACTCCTGGCTTCTTAACCAATGATGAAGGCAAGTATGCTTATACAGTATTAAACAATGCTTCTAAGTTCAGTGAACAATGGTATGATCTTACTTATCCTCAATTAAGAGAAATCATTGATGCTAATAAACTCTCTACATTTGTTCATATTCAATTTACTTACCAACAACTTGGTTATACTGAAGAATGGTTTGAAAAACAATGTAAAGATTTGGAATGGGATTGGCCTCTTATCCGTCGTGAAATTCTTCTTGAATGGTCTGACGAATCTGAAAATAACCCATTCACTAAAGATGAATTAGATGGCATTCGTAAGTATTGTAAAGAACCTAAGAAGACACTTCTTATATTCGGTAAATATCAATTCAATATTTATGAAGAGATTCCACTTAAGTCTAACTTAGTTCCTAAATACCCACCAATTATTGGTGTCGATCCATCTGGTGGTGTATCTAAAGATAGTTCTTGTATTACTTGTATAGACTCTAAGACAACTAGAGTATTTGCCGATTTGAAATGTAATACAATTTCTAATATAGAACTTGCTAGGGTAGTTCAATATCTAGTAACTAATATGATGCCTAATGCAGTAGTTAATGTAGAACGAAATGGTGTAAGTAAGCACAGTATAGAGAGTAATCTCTATATTCCAACAGCGTTAATTGCTTGGAAAAGGCTGTTAAGAGTTGCAATA